TTGGCTTGCCTTATGGGCTTGAAGGAACAAGGCTGTAACGGTCCTGTGACGGAAGCCATTAACCAACTGGAAAAGCACATCAACAAACAAGCTCACAAATAAGGAGGAACTTTCACTATGACTGATTTTACTACTATCCCCGCACTGGTTGCCATCGTGTACACCATTATTGACGTTACCAAGACTGCTCTGGGTGGCACCGGCAAGTTTACCCGGTTCATCCCACTGATTGCTTGCCTACTCGGCGGCATCTGTGGTGTGGTAGCGTTCTATCTCGTTCCCGGCACTATGGGTACGGAGAACCTGCTTGTTGCCATCGTCATCGGTGCGGCAAGTGGTCTGTCTGCTACCGGCACCAACCAGGTGGCAAAGCAACTCACCAAGACTACTAAGGAGGTAACTGATAATGAATCTGCATAAGCTTATTTTTACGGAAAATGCCTGTTATAAGGCCGGTAAGAAAATCACGGTCAAGGGCATTATGGTTCATTCTACCGGCGCCAACAATCCTAATCTGCGTCGGTATGTAGGTCCCGATGATGGTCTACTGGGCGAGAATCAGTACAATAACCATTGGAACACCTACCACCCTGGCGGCAGAGAAGTCTGCGTCCACGGCTTTATCGGCAAGCTGAAGGACGGCACGATTGCTACCTATCAGACCCTTCCTTGGGATTACCGAGGCTGGCACGCAGGTGGCTCTGCTAACAACACCCATATCGGTTTTGAGATCTGCGAGGACGGCCTTGCTGATGCTACCTACTTCAAGAAGGTGTATCAGGAGGCCGTTGAACTTTGCGCCTATCTGTGCAAGCTGTATGGGCTGACAGAAAAGAACATCATCTGCCACAGCGAGGGTTACCGCCAGGGCGTTGCTTCCAACCACGGCGACGTCATGCATTGGTTCCCCAAGCACGGCAAGTCGATGGACACCTTCCGTGAGGCTGTCAAGGCACTTCTGTCCGCCGAGGAAAAGGAGGAGGAAGTTGCCCCTACCAAGCCTGAACCTTCCGTTAAACCGGACACCTATCCCGAGAAACTGACCGAGGGCTATTACCGAGTGCGTAAGTCTTGGAAGGATAGCAAGTCGCAGATCGGCGCTTACCGCATCCTTGCCAATGCCAAGAACGCTGCCGACAAGAATCCCGGCTACTTTGTGTTTACCAATGATGGCGTTTCCATCTATCCTGCCGAGCAGAAGGTGGAGGAAACCTATCGGGTACACACCGTGGTCAAGGGCGATACCCTTTGGGACATCGCAAAGAAGTACCTGGGCAACGGCACCCGGTATCCGGAGATCAAGGAACTGAACGACCTGAAATCCAATGCCATCTATTCCGGCTGGAAACTGAAAATCCCTAACTAACACACATCCCCCAAGCAAGACTGGACTTCCCGGTTTTGCTTGGGGGGATTTTTTGTGTTATAGGGGCTTGTACCCGCAGTATTTTTCCATTTCCGATTCGTACTTCATTGTCTGCACCGGGTCCATTCGATACCCCGGAACTAACCAAGGCAATAGCTCATTGCCAAGCATATACCCTGCGTAGTGAGCCAACTTAGGACCGGCGCACTCAAAGTGGGTGAAATACTCGCTGATATGTGTTTCGTACTCCCGAAGCTCCTCCGGCAGAGCCTTGAAGAAAGCCTCAATTACAGCATTGGCTTCGTAGTTAACCGGGAAGTGTCCGATGATATGCTCCTTGGCAATATCGAAAAATTCCCACCGAGTGAAATTGATGCCAAAGGGTGCGTGGAAGTTATCGCTGTTGATTTGAAAGCCGTTATAACCGGCATAGACGATTTGTGCCAGGACATCAGTTTCGTGGGCTTGAATGTATGCGTCAACGGATGGGGAGAAATCTGACGGAAGTTCCTTCTTGAGGGTTGCTACCGCCGTAAGCATACACACTTCGTCATCGAAAAAGTCCCTGTTGTTTTGACGGAAGATATCTGCCATTGTGGTGAGAATTGTCCGGCTGGTGAATTGCTCTGCAAATTGCTCAATTGTCTTCATAAATACTCAGTCCTTTTTTAGTGTATTTCTGCCGTGGCCACAGCATGTAGAATAACCCTCGCAGAAAGGGTTACTAGTTCTACAAGAACGAGTATAATATATTGGGTTTGTCGAAGTCCCTCGCAATTTGGCGAACAAAAAAGAGAGCTGCCGAAACAGCTCTCACGGATTATTCAGTTAATGCCCGGATAGCGTTGAGGATTTTTTCTTGCTCCCTGCGGGGCAATTTCGCAATCGCCATCGACAATTCGGAAGCAATGCCGTCACTTGCATAGGTGGCAACATCCTGTAACAACATATCCGTTGAAACATGGAGGGTATTTGCAATTCTCACAAGCGTTTCCAGTTTCGGGGTTTTGAGACCACGCTCCAAAACGCTTATGTGTGTTGGACTCATATCAAGTTCTGCTGCGAGATCTTCTTGGGTGTATCCGGCACGCTCCCGTGCAGCTTTGATTCTGGCTCCAATTGCACACAAATCCACTCGAATCCCTCCTTCTAGAACTAGAGGCTAGTTCCAAAAATATTATACCTAGAGAGGCGGAGGGAGAACAGGAGCCAGCAAGCCAAGTTACTAGTTCTCACAGAACGAGAATTAATTCTAATGTCATATAAGGTGACAAAACGGCTCCCAATACTAGCAAGTAATGAGAGCCGTATTTTTACAATTCCTCACAGACGGTGCAAATGATCTTGTAGATTTTCTCTTGCTTCTCTGCGGACAGCGGTGCGACTTTTGCCTCGATGGCTTTCAGATAGTCACTCTGCTCATATTCATCTGCAAGCAAATCGTTGGGTGTTACCCCAAGAACTTCAGCAATTGTGACAAGGGTTGTGAGTCTAGGCTGTTTGATGCCGCGTTCCAGCACACTGATGTGCTTTACACTGATACCGGCTTGAACAGCAAGCTCCTCTTGTGTAAGACCACGTGCTTCGCGGAACTGCTGTATTTTATTGCCCAATGCTTCTATATTCATGTGCAGCCCCTCCTTTAGAATGAGTATGCTCATTCCAACCATTATTATAGGGGCAACGGCAGTTTTTCAAAACCTCCTTATGCGTTATTTTAGGTGTTCTATAGAATTACAAAAAGGAGAAAAGAAGGATTAGTCGTTACTTTTAAGGGCAAGATTGTCCATCAAGGTTTGATTCGGCAACGCACCCTCATAGTCCGGAGCTGCTTCGTCGTCAAATTCGTCGTAGTCCCCGTCGTAGCCATCTTCCGATCCTCCGGAAGCGGAGCCGGCAAGGAAACTGCTGCCCATACTAATTTGCGCGCTTTCGTCCTCGTCGCTTACTCCGGCTTGGGCATCTATACTACTGTGCAGAGATTTCCAACGCAGGGGATATTTAAGGCGTTTGTTGTATTGTAAAAGCATAGCTTCGGCATAACCTTGGGTGCCGGAATGGCGATCCTTGGCGGTGCGGATAATTTCCCGGACGGACACTTTGCTCAGTCGATCCACAAACTGCTCGTTGTTAAGGTTATCACCGTAGGCAACTATGAGCTTTGCGACACCTTTTAGCATATTGCAACTGAGGGAATCTGTTTCACCCTCCCAGGTGGACACCAATAAAAACAGAGAACGATCCAACACTTGATAGCCATATTTGTCAAAGATATATTCCAACGCACTGACGGCATTGACACAGCCGGGGACTTTCCGGGCAGAAATGGTGAGGTTGTAGCTTTCCACGATACTTTTAATGGTCAGCTGCACATCGTTCTCTGCTTCTACATGGGCGTTGAAGATCTCGATGGATTTCAGCGGGCGGGTATGTTTTTTCTGATTGGCAAAGATGTCCGCTTCCTGCTCATACTCCAAATCGTCATAAATCATACACCAAACTGGTGTCTCCCGGGAGCCGGAAGCGGTAGCAACAGTTTCGATGGTATGTTGACCGTCAAATACATAGTTCGTTCCGTCTCTGCGGCTGACCTTAACGGGATTGATTTGGTAAACATTGAAATGCTGTGCGGTTCTACCAACGTGGGCAGCAGAGATTGGCCGTTGGTAGGTCTGATTGGAAACCAACATTTTTATGGGGATCAGTTCAAAGTGAACATCCGGGACAAATTCACTGTATTCGTATTCATTAGCCATTCTCCGTTACCTCCTCGATGGCTAGTAAGATTAGGTCGATGCTGTCACGCAGAGCCAACAGCCCGATCCGGAGCTGTGTCCGTGCTTTATCTGAAATATCACTCATATCGGTCTTATTAAATACACGCTCGATAGAAGAGTTCCAGGATGGAATTGTAAGGGATAGGCTGGCAACCTCGCTGTCCGGATCGTAAACAGGCATATCTTTGACGGAGGGCATTGTGGCACAAACCTGTGCCTGTCGTCTTTCTCTTGCACTTTGGTTCTCCAGTTGTAGGTCACGGGAAGATAATGCCTCCAAAACATCCTGTGTTCGGCATATCGTTTTCCGCTGCCGGATGATAGCATTTGTGAGCGCCCGCACTTGCCACTTTGACATACCGGCAATTGTCATCAAATCGTCCTTCTTGATGCGGAGCTGTCCAGACAGATACTTGTCCACTAACCGCCGGTCCTTTTCTGCGATTGCATCGATGGCGGCAGCGATGTCCTTGTAAGTATGTACTGCAAAGTGAGAAATGTTATAGACACGAGCAATGGAAGCCGCAGTACCCATCCGTACATCCTGGGGAGGTCGCATCATATTATCTGATGCGACCTCGGTGTATTGGTTCTTGCCTCTTGGGTTATGGGCGGTTAGCATTTTCTCCACATTGTACCGCTTGCCGATTTGATAACGAAGCCGCTCCGGAGCAATGTTTCTGCGGCCGATTTGGTTCATACAAATCCACTGTATTGCTTCTTCTCGGCAGGCAAAGTCCTTATATTCCACTTTGAAGGGGATCTTGTTCCGCTTGCAAATATCATACCGATGGTGGCCGTCTACGATGATGCCGTTCCATACCACGATTGGGTCACGACAACCATCTGTCAGAATATTGGATTCCAATTGGCTCAATTCAGTCTCCGAAAGCTCCGGTAATAATCGTTTGAATTCCGGATCTATTTGGAATGTTGTTTCTGCCATCCTACGCACCTCTTTCGCTTGTTTGTATTTCCATGCGAAAAAAGAGTGCTATTTGGCCGTCTATGGGGTAGCCAACGAGCTTCACAAGATCCAACCCAGAAAAGCCCGCAACCTGTACAAGCTCTCCCATTAAGCTGGTGCTGGTAAGTTCGTAAGATGCTTTATGCGATGGTACTTTGCAAAGCTGATACGCACCTTTCGCCGCTTCTGTGCATCCCTCCAGCACAAGACCTTTGGAACAGGGGTTCACCAGGATGCGAAAATACTCCGGCATATTCAGTTTTTCAAAGACCTTCCTGGAAATGCGAATACGGCGCTTTTTGATGTCAACGGATAAGCCTTTTACAGGCTCGGTAAGTATGAGTTGCATTAGGTATCCTCCTTATCTAGTTCCGGTTTCTTTTTGGTTTGTGGCTTTTTGCCCTGGACGGAAATCACCACATAATCATCAAAACGGTTAATGGCATACTGCCGTTCATGTTCCTCCACCGGCAAGCCAAACTGATGCCGCCAGGATTCCATATACACCGGCTCCCGGGTAGGCTTGCGTTGCACTACATTGCCTTCCTCATCCAATACGGGCTTACGGGGATAAACCAAGGCTGCGCCCAAATCAAAAATGAATAACCGTTCACCTTTGTTGCGGACCATCTTTCCAATCATCTTGTAGCGGTTGTCCAAATTCCACCCGGTTAGCTCCGTTATTTGGGCGCAGAAGGCAGGCTTGCAGGTAACTTGCCTGGGATTGCCTTTGGCTGTAACCCAGGGTATAGAATCCTTGGCTTCCGCAGAGCAGGGCTTGATGATAATTTTCTTTTCCTCCGGAGAAACCATAACAAATACTCTTTCGGCATCCGGTGCTTTGCGCAGACACACCTTATTGACGTAGAGCTTGTTTTCGCAGATGCACAATGCCGGCTCCTTGGCGTGGGCAAAGAACTCCTCGCGTGTAATCTGATAACCGGCATAAGAGAAATTCTCTACTGGGATGAATTCATCCTCTTTTCCGGTAACTGGGTCGATGGGAAAGGATGCTCCCTCATCGGCACCGTCCACTTCACCTATCATCATCTGTTCATCCATTGCCAGCACTTCCTTCTGTCATAGTTTCAATAAGCATTGCGATGCCTTGCTTTAGATCTGCCTCACTGGTGGCTACAAAGCTGTCATTCCGGGGCATCGGCTTTCCGGATGCCTGCACATTCCACCCGTCCGGAGATGCTTCTGCCGGGGTAATGGTGGAGGGTGCATAATATTCTGTGCCAAAACTGGATAGCCACTCTTGTGGCATTGCCTTAACTGGTTGCTTTGGAGTAGCTTTCGTAGGCACTATGGGAGAATCTTCTGTATTTGCTACACGCTTTTGCCGAATGACACCCTCTGCATCGTTTAGGTCAAACAGCAGAAAAGAATCATTCCCGTTGCCCAGGCACTCGCCCTGGATGCTGTAAGACCATTCTGCATTCCACTGCATCAGCTCAAAAATTACCGGCAAATATGCACGGCCTAGCACCTTCCGAGCGTGATATTTTTTGCCGTCAAAATACAGCCATTCGATGGCATTTCGGTTTCCTTTTGCAGTTGGTCTTGCTACCAGGAGTTTCCGGATGGGGTCGAATAGCAGTTCTATGAGGCGGCAATTGTCCAGCTTTTGAAGGCAGGAATTTGTAAAACGCAAGATTTCCGGTGTGAGGGTTATTGTGCAGGCTCGGTTAGCACCAAAGAACTGCCCACGGACGATCTCAAAACCGCGCAGATCAACTGTGCCAATTTCCGGTGTTACGGTGCTATCGGCAATAACCTCTTCTTTGAAAGAGGGTGTGATGTACTCTACCGAGGTCAGATAATCCTCTGCGGTGAAGCCTGCCCACCGAGGGTTGATGATTACGAATCCACGCAATGCACCGCTGTCCACCACGTGGATTTGCGGCAACATTCCGGTTCGTCCACGGTCACTGAAGGAAATGAGCTGTTGCACAGCGATAAAGTCATCCCGGGAGATGATGCTTTCGTGGTGGTCTCGCTTTATGTACTTGGGCTTCTTTAGGTTTTCGCCCTCGTTTCGCACAGACTTGTGGGTGAGAAAATTCGGTGTCCAGGTCTTATGGGCAATGACATCTCCGCAATGACGCTCGTTCTGCAAAATGCCCATTATGGAGCTGGTCGTCCATTTGTAATTGCCTTTCTTGGTTACCCGTTTGAGGTTGGTGAGCGTTTCTGCAATCTGCTGCACCGTGTATCCGTATAGGAACATGAAGAAAATCAGCCGGACGGTGAGCGCCTCATCCTCGTTGATCACCAGATTGCCATCCTCGTCCTTGTCATACCCAAGCAGCTCCGGAGTCAAGAAGATGCCTCTACTGAACCGCATCTCATAGGAGAGGTTCATCGCACTGCTTTTGGTTCGGGACTCCTCTTGGGCAAGGGTGGCAATAAAGGAAAGTGCCATCTCGCTACCTTCCTTCAGTGTGTAGATGTTCTCTGTTTCAAACAGCACACCGACCGGCGGTTTTAAGTCGGCCAACATACGCACGTGGCCAATGCAGTCGTAGATGTTACGGGCAAAACGGGACACACTTTTCGTGATGATTAAATCGATTTTGTGCTGCTTGCAGTCTTCAATCATTTGCAGGAAGGCATCTCTGTGGTTCAGGGAAGTGCCAGAGATACCCTCGTCCGCATAAATCTTGTAAAGATGCCATCCAGGGCGGCGGTCAATGAGGTCTGTGTAATGGTTCTGCTGAAGCTCGAAGGAAGATGTCTGCCGGGGATCGTCCGTAGAAACACGCACATACACGCCAACACGCTTATCGCTTTCGTCCTCAAATATGTCTTTATCCTCGATGGCGGGGATTTTCTCGATCTCCTCAAGTGCAACGCCGCGATACCTTTGTCGGATTTTTTGCTTTTCCTCTTGGTTTGCCATAACGGAAGCTCCCTTGTACAGATAATAGAGAAATTATACCGTACAGTTTTCTGTTGCGACAGAGACGGGCTGTATCGGTTGGTGTACTGGGAGTGTCATTTGTCAGCATTTTTTTGCTGTTTTTTCTGTTTTTGCCGGGATACTTGTAAATTTGTGCTATCCCCTTAAAGTATTTAGAGGAATGACAATGCTCATTCTAAAGAATTATTTGGAGGGATATTTATGGACAACAAACTCATCGCAAAGCGCATCCGGCAGTATCGGCACTTGGAGAAGCTCTCCCAGGAAACCCTAGCTGACTTGGCAGGAGTATCCGATACATACATACGGAAATTGGAGGCAGGTCAGCGGACTCCGTCTGTGGGGACGATCATCACCCTTGCCTCTGTACTTAATACCACACCGGATCATTTGCTACTCCCGTCTTCCGGTTTGGACAAGAGTAACAGCGGAAGCATTATGGAACTGCTCAACGATTGCAGCCCTACGGAGTTTGCTATTCTGTATGAGAATATGGTGGAGCTGAAGGAGCTACTCCGTACCCATATGCGTTAAGGGAGGTCGCATCATATATTCTTATGCGACCTCAAAAATTTTTTGATTTTTTCGGTCAAACGGCATTTTGATGTCCGGTGGTAGGTGGAGGGGTGGAATTGCCTCTTCAGAAGGAGGCATCAAAATGACTGATTATGAGAAGTCGCAAATCCACCGGCTATATGACAAAAAGGGCTACGGCTACAAAAAGATAGCTGCAACCCTGTGCTTGTCGGTTAACGCTGTGAAAGGATATATGCAGAGAAACGGGCTTGCCGTTGAAAAACCCCCGACAAAGCCAACAGAGGGGCATTGTGAGGCGTGCGGTAAGGAACTGCCTAAAACCGCCAACGGTCGGCCCCGCCGCTTCTGCTGTGCCGAGTGTCGTACCCGGTGGTGGAACAGCCACTTGGATCAGGTGCAACGGAAAGCCTACTACAAACTGGTCTGCCCCCAATGCGGTGTGGAGTTTATCAGCTATGGCAATAAGAACCGAATCTACTGTTCCCGGGCGTGCTATGCTCTGGCTCGGAGTAAGGGGGTAGCCGCAGATGGATGAATATCGCAAGCACCTCATTGCCTACCAAACCACCATGAGCCTTGTCCGGGAGATGCTCAAACGCGGGACAATTACAAAGGAAGAGTACGATAAAATTGATGCAATAATCGCCAAACGGCACTCCATATCTTTGTGTAGTATATTCCGATAAATGACCGATAAATGAGTGGATAATACGGTCGTTTAGAGGTAATATGCGTACTACAAAGGAGGAAATGCCTATGAAAAGAATTATTACAAAAGTGGAACACTCCACCCAGGTTCAGCCCCTAATAAAGAAGGTGGCTGCCTACGCAAGAGTGTCCAGCGGTAAGGATGCAATGCTCCACTCCCTGTCGGCACAGGTCAGCTATTACAGCCAACTGATCCAAAATCACCCAGGGTGGCTGTATTGCGGTGTGTACGCAGATGAGGCACTAACCGGAACAAAGGATACCCGTGAAAATTTCCAGAGATTGCTTGCAGACTGCCGGATGGGAAAAATAGATGTAATCATAACCAAGAGCATATCAAGATTTGCCCGGAATACGGTCATACTTCTGGAGACCGTGCGAGAATTAAAACTGCTGGGAATCGATGTTTACTTTGAAGAGCAGAACATTCATACCCTTAGTGCAGACGGAGAGCTGATGCTGACGATCCTTGCCTCCTACGCTCAGGAAGAGAGCCGGTCCGCAAGCGAAAATCAAAAGTGGCGCATCCGGAGGAGCTTCGAGGAAGGCAAACCCTGGCGTTGGGGGATGCTCGGCTACCGATTGGTGGATGGCACTTACCAAGTGATACCGGAGGAGGCAGAGCTTGTCCGGTTCTTGTTTGCGGAGTACCTTTCCGGTAAAGGCTTCATAACCATTGCAAAGGAAATGAACGAGCGTGGCCAGTACACGAAGCTTGGCAAACCCTGGTCAACCTTTTCCATTCAAAAAATCCTCCACAATTACACCTATACCGGAAACCTACTCCTGCAGACTACTTACCGGGAAAACCACATCACCAAAAAGACTGTAAGGAATAAGGGGCAGCATCCAATGTTCCATGTGGTGGGTGCCCACGAGCCGATTATCAGCCTGGCCGATTTTGAAGCAGTCCAGAAGCTTGCGGACAGCAAGGCAGACCACTTCAAAGCTGGCGGTGAGAAAGGGACATACCCTTTCACCGGAAAGCTGATTTGCAACGGCTGCGGAAAACGCTACCGCCGGAAAAAGACAGCAGCAAGAGTGGTTTGGATTTGCCAAACCTTCAACACAATGGGCAAGGCTTACTGCCCAACCTCCAAGCAGATTCCGGAGGAGACCTTAATGGAGGTTACCGCACAGATTCTTGGCTTGGAGAAATTTGACGAGCATATTTTTACAGCCACCGTCAAGGAAATCCGCATTGGTGAGAACAACAGCCTTTGCTACCATTTCCGGGACGGCCGGAAGGTCGAGACCACTTGGGCTGACCGGTCCCGAGCAGAGAGCTGGACACCGGAAAAGAAAGAAGAAGCCCGAAAGAAAGCAAAAATGAGGAGGCAATAACAATGGCAAGAGCAGTAACAGTTATTCCGGCAACCATCAATCCGCTGACCCGGATGCCACACGCATCCACCGCCAAGCGTAAGGTAGCCGGATATGCCCGTGTTTCCACGGATAGCGAAGAACAGCAGACCAGTTACGAAGCCCAGGTAGACTACTACACCCACTACATTCAGTCCCGACCGGATTGGCAGTTCGTGAAGGTTTATACGGACGAAGGCATCTCCGCCACCAACACCAAAAAGAGAGATGGCTTCAATGAGATGGTAGACTTTGCTTTGGCCGGCGGCATCGATTTGATCGTAACCAAGAGCGTGTCCCGATTTGCGAGAAACACCGTGGACAGCCTTACCACCGTCCGAAAGCTCAAGGAAAAAGGGGTCGAGGTCTACTTTGAGAAGGAAAACATTTATACCCTTGACTCTAAGGGTGAGCTGCTGATCACCATTATGTCCTCTCTAGCCCAGGAGGAGAGCCGGAGCATTTCCGAGAATGTCACTTGGGGCAAGCGGAAGCAGTTTGCAGACGGCAAGGTGGCATTACCCTATAAGCAGTTCCTTGGCTACCGCAAAGGCGAAGACGGTCTGCCGGAGATTGTGCCGGAAGAGGCAGAGATCGTGCAGCGGATCTACAGCCTGTTCATTGGCGGTAAGACCACCGGAGGCATTGCGCGGTTGCTTACAGCAGAAGGCATCCCAACCCCGGCAGGGAAAGCGAATTGGAGAGCAAGTACGATTGAAAGTATCCTTACCAACGAGAAATATCGCGGGGATGCAAGATTACAGAAACGCATAACCGTGGACTTCCTCACGAAAAAAATGAAGCCTAACGAGGGTGAGGTGCCCCAATACTATGTGGAAAATTCACATCCGGCAATCATCAAACCGGACGAATGGGATTTGGTGCAGACGGAGATGGAACGGCGAAAAGCCATAGGCAGAAAGTACAGTGGCAACAGCGTACTTTCCACCCGGCTCGTTTGCGGAGACTGCGGTGAATACTTCGGCAATAAGGTATGGCACCCCAATCAGCCGTACCGGAAAGTGGTCTGGCGTTGCAACAGCAAGTATGCCGGCACCGGCAAATGCCAAACACCGAACTTGGACGAGGAAGACATCAAGGAACGATTTGTCGAGGCATTCAATGAGGTGTACGGGAACAAGGAGATGGTGCTTGCGGATCTGCAGGTGGTTTGGGAGACACTCGTTGACTTTACGGAAATCGATGCACAGATTGATGCAGCAACCCAGGAGGTAGCGGTGCTGATCGAGCTGACACAGCGGTGCGTAACGGAGAACTCCCAAACCGCCCTTGACCAAGCCACCTACGCCGCCCGATATGCAGAACTGGAGCAGCGGTACATTGCCGCCAAGGAAAAGGTGGATACGCTTCTGCAGGCAAAGAAGGAACGGCAGCAAGAAGCGGATGTCCTGGAAGCATTTATGATCCAATTGGCCGAGAGGGACGGCGTACTAAAGGAGTTTGACGAAAAGCTGTGGTTGACGTCGGTCGACAAGGTAATGGTCTACCCGGAAAGCAAGCTTGTGTTCCACTTCTTTGGTGGGTATAAAATCGGATAAAAAATATAAGTTTTCTAGCAGGGCTACCTTGTTGGTAGTCCTGTATTTCTATTTGTCATTCTTTGAGTAGAGAAAAATCGTTCTTATAGTGATTTAAATTGCAAAACTGCTTGAAATTCCTAGATATTTTTGGTAAAATAACAAAAATATACCCTGTTAGTGATTGAACGACGGGTGGCTGGGAGGAAATACTATGGCAATAGCAATGTCATTTCTCTGCTACGATAGTGCTTATTACTATGAAGCAAGCGAAAGAACAAGCATATCGGTGGGCAGACAAAACTCAGCCAATGTTCACATTGCAGCCATGACATACGATTTTTTGGTGTCCTTGCGCGATAATGATGCTGTCATAAAAATGGGGGCCGGTGGAGAAATTGTGGCCCCATACGACCAATTTACCATCCTGGACAATGAAGCACAGTTAGCTTG